CCTGAGCAGATCGAGCGCCTTGATCGCATCTATGCCAGCAATGGCATCGATCTCTTGACGCCCGAAGAGCGCAACTTCCTTAATATCAATATTGAGGGTCGTTACGCGACTTCACCTCAGAATATCCCGCAGCGCGATCCCTTTAACTTCAATCCGTTTGCTGAAGCCGCTGCAGAAGAGGGGGCTTTGGATAAGGCTGCCAAGATCGCTGGTCCTTTTGTTAAGGGGGGTATCGGCTACGGGGTGGGGACGGCAATTGGCGGTCCGGGACTCGGATATGCACTGAGCGGTGCAAGCGCACTTGAAGACCCTTTGATGCGCGGCGTCAAGCAAATCGGCCTCTTCCGTAATGAGCAGGCTGGCGCTCCGCGATATGCTGTAAATATCCCTGATACGCAGGCACCGCTTGCCGTTGGCATGACTTATGGCAGTCAAGTTGCCCAGCAGAGTGGTGAGGAGCGTAAGCGGCGGCAGGACGAAGAGGCGCTAAGGGCTATGACTTCTCCGGGGCCTATGCAGGCTCCGCAAGCATCGTCCTTGATGCCTCCAGCACCAATGACTGCACCCTCCGCGCCTACGACATCTACTACGCCTTTCGCACCCAAGCGCCCAAGCGCTGCGGATGAAGATGCAATGTTCCTCAAGTCGATCCAGCCATCTACGGCTGATGAGGATGCGGCCTTTTTGGGCCAACCTGAAGGACGGCGGAGCGGTGGCCGCGCAGCATATAAGAGCGGCGGGGCAGTAACGGATATTGAACCTCTTGTGCGTAATCTGGTGAACCGCGCGCAGCAGGCTAAAAAAATAACAAACAAGACCACAGAGCCGCTGCTTAACGCTCATGATGATGCTATAGCTAGTGCACTGGCTACCGCCCAAAAGGCCATTTAGGAGGTCTGAATGACCAGTTCGTATACAGGTAATAAGTATATCGAGAAGCCAGCTAATGGCGATTACCCGAATACTTGGAACGTGCCGGTTAATAGCGACTGGGATGCAATTGATACTGCATTCGGCGGAACAGCATCTATTAATGCGGTTGGTGCTTCCGGGACAATTGTCCTGACCATCAACCAGTATCGCCCTCCCAACATTGTCATTACGGGTGCTCTGACCGCCAACGTCAATTATCAGATCCCGTCAGGTGTTGGTGGTATTTGGACCGTTTACAATAACACTAGTGGTTCCTTTACAATCACTATCTCCTCTGGCGGCGGTGGTACTTCACAGATCATCACTCAGGGATCCCGCTTGCTTATCGTCTGCGATGGCACGAACGTGTCAAATGCCGATAGCAACCTGAGCACTGCGGCAAATAACACTTTTACTGGCAGGCAGACGTTTGCTGGTACTGCCACCAATCTTGCTGAAGTCCTGACGAATGCTGCCGAGGTCGTGACCATATCGGCTACAGCAGCGACTGGCACCATCAACTTTGATGTTACCACTCAGTCTGTCCTGTATTACACAACTAACGCCTCAGCTAACTGGACCGTGAACCTCAGGGGCAACGGCTCAAATACACTCAACAGCCTTCTTTCGACTGGCCAGTGCGTAACTCTGGCATTTCTGGTCAAGCAAGGATCGACTGCTTACTACAACAGCGCGGTGCAAGTTGACGGCACCACTACTGGCGTCACGACCGTTTGGCAGGGCGGCTTGGCCCCGTCCTCCGGCAGCATCAACAGCATTGACGTATATACCTATACGGTCATCAAGACTGCCAGCGCAGCCTATACAGTCCTCGCATCCAAGACCCAGTTTGCATAAGGAGCTGGTGCTGTGCCAACCCTGATCACTCGTGGCGCTTTGAGCGGGAAAGGCTTCGGCCTGACCAATGAGGTGGCTCCTGTTATCCCTAATTTGCAGACTAAAACCTTTACATCCAATAGTAATTGGATTGCCCCAGCTACTACTACATCATTGGTTAGCTTAACCGGGAAGGGCCAAGATCAAATACCATCTTACGCTTTTGATCTTGGTGTTGGCGAATACTATGTAAATAACTCTGGCGGATCTGGAACAAATCCGCCTTATCTAGATTGGAGCACTGTCTATGGTTATGCCACTTCAATGCGGTCGCTCTACACTTCCTATATTGGCATTAATGGGCCAAATAATACATCTATAGTAAACACTTATTTTGCGTTTGTATACTCCAACGACTCTTGGAACATTCAAAATTTTTCAACAGGAACAAACACATCTGTATATACTGTAAATTCCGTCAGAATAGAAAATTTCAGCGCCTATTCTCCTCCAACTAGCGGGAATATAACGTATTCCAGCATTGTCGGCCTAGGTCCTATAGGCTGGGTTGTAATAGCCAACCTTAATGCTCCGCCAACTAATGGCAGTAGCTCAAGCGCATTTGGCTATACCTTCCCCGGCGGTACTTCATCATCCCCCACGGCTCCTACGCTTACTTACTCCAATGTTCCTGTCACACCGGGGGTAAGCTACGCGATTACGGTTCCATCTGGGGGGTCGATTACAATTCAGTACTATGCCTAAGGAAGTTTGGAATGCCTACTGAAGACATCTTGAAAGTTAAGCTCGAAGTTCTCCATAGCGATGTCGTTGAGGTGAAGACTGCCCTGAACGAACTCTCGAAGGCCATTACTAAACTGGCTCTGGTGGAGCAGCAGCAGAACCAGACTGCGCAGGCTTTAGAACGCGCCTTCAAGGCCATTTCGAAACTGGATGACAGGGTATTCTCGCTTGAGCAGGCGGCACCCAAGGTTAAGGAAACTTCGGCATGGGTAGATCGTTTCATTCTAGCTGCTATGATATTGGTATTCAGCATATTGGGCGCAAAGATTGGAATTAAGACATGACGGCACTAGGGCCTGTTAAATTTCTTACCATCCACTGCGCTGCGACACCGGAAGCACGGCATGTCTCGGCGGAGCAGATCACCCAGTGGGACAAGGCTAAATTCGGCCAAACGTCTTACCATTGGGTTGTCGAACTTGATGGTAATATGGTTCGTACTCTTCGCGATGACCAGAAGGGGGCTCACGTGGGGGGTGCTAACACCGGCAACATTGGCATCTGCTATGTGGGCGGTGTTGACAAGAAGTTGAACCCTAAGGACACGCGCACACCTGCGCAAAAGAAGTCGCTCCTGACGCTGGTGCGTACCTACAAGGAGCGATACCCGGGCATCATCATTCGCGGTCACCGCGATTGGCCGGGCGTAAAGAAGGCTTGCCCTTCATTTTCTGTCTGGGATTGGCTTTCTTCCGAAGGCGAAGACTAGATATGGCTCCAGTTTTTTCGTGACCTTATGCGATTAATAGTTTCCTTGTGAACGCCATATCGCTTTGCCAGTACGCGATAATTTTCAGAACTTTCACGTATTGCGATAACGTCCTTTTCGGTCAGCTTAGAGCGCCCTTGGCTTTCACCGCGAGGCTGTGTGCCATGCCTCTTTTTATCGCCAATGTTCTCTTTGCACGTAGCCCATCGCAGATTAGAAACATGATTGTTGGTCTTGTCGCCGTCATAATGAGCGACCTGATGCCTATCAGTTGGCGGGTTTCCTAGAAATGCAAAGGCAACAAGGCGGTGAACGCTAAGGCGCAAGCGAACACCACCTTCCGACAGGCGCACTCGCAAATACCCAGTATGCTCCAAGTCCTGCCGCCTAATCATAGGTCTTGCACCCTGCCCCCCTGACACACGGGCAACACGCCCAAAGCTACTGATAGAATAGCTTGGAGCTTCTGGTATCGATTTCCAGCGCTCTATGGTATTATCCAACATGTTGCGGGCATACTTCATGCACGTACAACATGCAACAGGAGATTGATTATGCTTAAAGCTCTTGATGGCAAGAAGACCTATCTCGCCGCCGCCATTGCGGCTGGTATCGCTGCAGCGCAGGTGCTGGGCTACGAAGTGCCAGATTACGTTCTGACGCTGCTGGGTGCCTTTGGCCTGTACGGTGTGCGCAGCGCTATCGGGCGCTAATTAGATTAGGCGGGGTGAAGGCCCCGCCTTTTCTAAATACCGCGTTCTTTAACCCCTGTCATGCGGTCAAGAACGAGCTGCATGTATCCGATAATGTCAACTACATTGTCAGGATAGTCAGGATCGCCATTGAGAATACGGCCCACCTTGTGAGCCACCATCTCAAGGGCCTCTTTCATATCGTCTGGCAGATTATGCCAGTTCTTGCTGTGGCGCATGGCCCGCTTGATGTTTTGCGTGATCAGCGCATGTTCGCTGAACTTGCCGTAGCGACTGCCTCGTTCTTCCAGAACATCATCAATACTAGTGGCTTCGCTAGTTAGCGCGCCATCTTGCACGGCTTGCTCTTCTTCGATGATTTCGTGGAGGATGTCGGCCAGCTTGCTCATTCGCTACTCCCATTTGATTTAGGGCTGCTGGGCCTTCTCCCTGCAGACCAATTGTATTGCATCCGGATCTCGCTGTTGGGGACACACCAGACTTCACCGGTTAAGTCTAAGGCCACAACCCAAAGCAAATTATGTTCTAGGCCATAATCTATCACGCCGACCGCGTACCCACTTCCCCTTGATGTGCTTAGGGGCAGTGGAGGATTAAGCTGCGTAAACATGGCCTATTACTGCGTGAACGCCTTTATCTTGCCGATGAACAGCGGATTGATCGCGATCTTGCCGACACTGTAGAAGTTGCCCATGCCGCGAGAGGCATCATTGTCCTTGTAGATCTCATCGACAATGATGAAGTCGGACTGCGACAGTATCTTTACCAATTCTTCCAGAGTCCGCGCAGGATGTTCTCCAATAATCTGGTGAACAGAGTTCCCGCTACGCGATGGCATGTTCATCGTAATTTGAAATCGCATAGTAATACCTCAAAAGAATGGGCGGGACTTAGCATCCCGCCCACCCTCTTGTCCATCAACCGAAATCGTCATCATCCGTTGCGGGTGCGGAGACGGGCGAAGAGCCGGTTGCGGGCGGAGTTGCTGGTGCAGGTGCCGGGGCAGCAGCCGAGGCAGGAGCGCCGCCACCCTTGGGCACAAACACCAGATCGTCTGGGCGGTTCACCCAGCTAACGATCTTGAAGACCGGGGCATAGTTGGTGGTCTTGACCGGATTGCCCTTCTCATCACGGCCCTGCGTGACAATGGGAACGGTCGTTTCGAGCGAGACCACCGGAAGCTTGCCCGGGTTATTCTTGGCCGCAGCCATGTACTCAGTGTGGCACTGGTCAAATGCGCCCAGCACTGCCTTGGCGGTAGTCGCAATCTCGCGGATGTCGCCACCGCTTTCCTTGCCAAGCTTGAGCATCATGCGGATGCCCTGACGGAACTTGCCGCCCGGGTTCTCAGGCATGGGGCTGCCAATCGGAACCATGCGGAATTCCGGAGCGGCACCAGCCGGGAAATTGATGTAGCCGACTTCGATGTTTTCGAAGTCCATGACGGCCTTGAAGTTCTGGGTGATGTCCACCGGATTGTTCTGACCGTCCGAGCGGTCAACCCGGAAGAAGCGCCCTGCGCGGGCATCAAACTTCAGAACCGGAACGATGTCGCCAGCGTTGCTTTCATAGTTAAAGCCAAATGCCATTTTACCATACTCCAATATGCCGTGATCTAGCCCACAGCTTGCTTTCCCGCATCGTGCGGAAACTGGTTAAATGCCCCAAACCTCGTACACTGCTTGGCGGGTCGCAGGGTCATTGAAATAGAAACTCTCAACGTCCGGAGTGACAAACGATGCCAGCTCCATGGGATCATCGCTGAGAGACAAAAACTTTTGGATGGTGCGTCCGATCTTGCCCAGAGCCTCCACATGCTCACGCGCATTCTCTAGCGCATAGGTGGCCCGCTTCTTGGGGGTAATGTACGTCACCATAGCCTGTAGGTTGTCGCCGCGAGCAGCGCGGTAGAGCGCGACCTGCCGAGCGTGATTGGGCTTGATCTTGCTGGTCAGGGCGTGACTGGTCTTAAGATCCGTTAGCCTACCATGCTGCTCCCATTCGAAGTCATAATAGCCGATCATGGGAACGGCCAGACCTTCAAACTGATGGCTGATCGCGCCCTGCGTCGAAGTGGGAATGCCGAAGGGGCGCAGCTCAGCTAGGCCCATCTCCACCATGCCGCGAATACCATTGCGCTCCTTCTCTACGCCATCGCCCGTGAGGAAGGCGCAGAGGGTGTTGAACTTCTCCATAGCCAGATCGACGCAATCCGAAAGCGATGCAGAAGGATTAAGCAATCCATGCGCAATTCCGTCTTCCACCGCAGTGCCGCGATGAGCCGCAGCGCCCACGACATTGGACTTCTTCAAGCACTTTTGCAGCACAAATGCTGCTGGCGAAACGGTAAAGGTATTGCAGGTAGAAGGCGACAAATGCGTAATGCCATGCGCCTCAAAGGGATTGCTCAATGTGATCTCCATAGGTCGGTACGATAGGTATGCCCGGACAATACGCCCTAGATTTTTTGCGTCAACCCCGAAAAAACATTTGACGCCCTAGGGCGCGATGCCCTACCAAGGTGATGCGCAGGGAGCGCAAAGGAGCAAACTGATGAAAGACGTATCTGATATTCTGTCGCGCGCTCAGGAAGCATTTGAGGAATTCGATGCAGCCAAGGAGCGTCTTAATACGGCTCAGGCCCGGGTGAACATTCTCGCCCGCGAGTATAGCCTCGCTACCGGAGCCTACGCATTTCGCGATTACATGCTGCGCAAGGAGCTGCTTGCATGGCAGGGTAAAAAGTATGCTTGACACCCTAGGGCCAAGACCCCTAGCCTTATGGGGCTGGCGATACATACCGATCAAGGAGCTACTTATGCCAATTCCTGAAGACCAGTTCCACATTCCGCTTGTAACCGCTGTCGTGGTTGAACCTAACCCCAGAATTCTGGAGCTTTTCCGCAAGCCGGGAATGCTGACCTCAGACGAATGGGCGGAGTTGGAACTCTATGAAGCCATGCAGAAAGAGGACTCAGATGAGTTTCACGAAGGACGATTTTAAGAGTGCAAAGCAGGAGCTTGGCATGTCTGCAGCGCAGCTGGCCAAGACCTTGCGGATGGGAAAGCGCGCTGATCGCACGATCAGACGCTATGAAAGTGGGGAAAGCCCGATCCCGGGCCCAGTGACGGTAGCCGTCGAGGCGCTGCTTACTGGCTTTCGCCCCAAAGAAATCGAGGAATAAAATGACTGATGAGGTAAAAGAGGTCCAAGCGCAGGACATCCCGCGCATGACCGAAGAAGAGCTTTGGGAGGCTGCACAGCGCTTTCATGAGCGCATGTGCGAAGAAATCGAAAGCCCCGGTGACATTATAGGCGTTTGCGCGGTCATGTTTACGAACATGCTAATCGGCGGTGTGCTGTCTGGGCTAGATCCAAAGCTTGTCGCTGTGATGCTGCACATGATTGGCGAAGACGTTGAGAATGGCATCAAGCAGCTAACCCCTGAACAGAATAGCGTACAGTAAGGAGCAAATGATGAAGGATGATTTTGTATTCCCGCGCACCGGCAGCGGTGCTCCGGGCATGGAGCTTCGGGATTGGTTTGCTGGGATGGCCTTGAGCGGACTCGTTTCACGCTTTTGGCATCAGGATGAAGAGCATCTGGAAATGGCCAACTATGCCGAAGCCGCTTTCAACTTGGCGGACGCGATGATTAGACAACGCAATGAGGAGCAAAAGTAATGACTGAAGAAGTAGCAACCGAACGCCTACGCTTGCTGATCGAGCGGATCGAACGGCTGGCTGAAGAAAAACAGAACATCAGCGATGACATCAAGGATGTTTACATTGAAGCCAAATCAGCTGGCTTCGACAACAAGGCCATGAAGCGTGTAATCGCGCTGCGTAAGAAAGAAAAGGCTGAGCGCGATGCTGAAGAAGCTATGGTCGAAGTCTACAAAGATGCCCTTGGCCTCTAATTCTAAGGAACAGATTATGTATACTATTGAAAAGAACATACCGATACCTTTGCGCAAGAGCCGCAAAGCAAATTATCCATTTTCATATATGCAGGTTGGCGACAGTTTTTACGCACCGAAGGCTTGGCAGACGGTCTACAATGCCTCGACTTACTTTCGTAAGACCAGAAATCTGATGGATTGGAAATTCAGAGCTGCTCATGAAGAGGGTGGCTGCCGGATTTGGCGCGTCAAATGATCGTCATTGGCATCGACCCCGGCTTGTCCGGGGCGGTCGCCTTCTACGATACTGTGGAAGGTTCCGTGGAAATCGCAGACATGCCGACCGTCGAGCTATCGCGAAACGGGAGAAATAAGCGTGAGGTTAGCGCCGTCTTGCTGTCGGGAATTCTGACCAGACACAAGGTAGAAGCTGCCTTTCTCGAGCGTGTCAATGCCATGGCAGGGCAGGGCGTGACCAGTGTCTTTAGCTTCGGTAGGTCCAGTGGGATTGTCGAGGGCATTCTAGCGGCATATGACATCCCCACGACTCTAGTTACGCCACAAGCGTGGCAGAAGGCAGTAGGCCAGAGGGCGGGGAAGGACGGGAGCAGAGAAAGGGCGATGCAGCTCTTCCCAGCTCAGGCCGATCTGTTTTCTCGCAAGAAGGATGATGGCCGCTCTGACGCAGCCTTGATTGCATACTACGGGGCAAAGACGCTCTAATTCTACCTATTGCGGGGTGTATTGTGATATCTATTCTATTCGATCCGGATTTTGCGGGTCCCGCTGACTGGGCGGCAATGTATCGGGAGCTTGGCCTTCAGGTCGTTCCTGCAAAGCTGCCCAGAGAGGATAAGGCGTGGAAGCGGCCAATTATCAAGTGGCGGGAATATGAAGGTCGCCTGACCGACGATGAGACTTTTGCTGGCTGGTATGGTCCCCAAGGGGAATTCCGCAGCCGGGAGAACATGGGTCTGATCACGGGCGCTGCCTCTGGCAACGTCTGGGTGCTGGACATTGATAGTCACAATCACCCACAGGCTATGAAGTGGCTGGAGGCGCTGCTGGAAGAGTGGAACGATGGGGTTCCCCTCCGGACGGCGACCCAGCGCACTGGGGGCGGTGGCATCCAGATCTTCTTCCTCGCACCGGAAGGCTGGGTGCCACCAACCAACAAGACCAGCAAGGGCATCGACATTCGCGGTGCTGGCGGTTTCGCTATGCTTCCGCCCAGCATGCACGAAAGCGGGGTTAACTATGCTTGGGTCAAGAGCTATGAGCCTTGGCTGTGCGGCATCATGGAAGCGCCCTCGTGGATCATTGAGGCAGTCGATGAACTCCTGAGCCAGTTCACCAAGGTCGAGCGCGGTGAGCGCACGGAAAGCCCTGCGCAGGCGGTAGACAACTTTGGCATGATCGTGGACGGGCGCGAGGATTACATGACCCGCCTGATTTGGGGTCGGGTTGTATCATTATACCGTGAGTGCCCGTTTGAGCCAATGGACGGCCATCAGGCCGAAATGCGCGAGGCGTGGAAGGTCTATGACGTAAACGTCAAGTCGCGCATCTTTGAGCCCGGTACGCCAAACCATGTGCTGCTAGAGCGCGAAGGGCGGGGCCCAAGCCTATTTGCTCAGAAGTGGGAGCAGGCGATCAGCCAATGGAGCACTAAGGTAAAGGAAGCGGCGGCTCTACCCGCGCCAGAAAAAAAGCTAGAGAGCCCTCAGGAACGTCAACAGGATGAAGACCTGACCGATCCGAATGCGTCAATTATGGATGACGTGTTCGAATTGCTGGATATTATGGGCATTAAATCGCTGCCAGATCCTGAATGGCTTATCAATAAGATCATTATGGCGCGCAGTCTGGGCTTTATTTACGGCACTCCGGGCGCTGGTAAGTCATTCATTGCGCTTGGTATTGCCCTGTGCATTGCGGCTGGCATGGGAAAATGGTGGGACCGCGATATTAAATACCATGGGCCTGTGGTTTATATTTCGAGCGAAGGCGTTTCGGACATTAAATTCCGCATCCGGGCATGGGAATTGGCCCTTGGCATCAATGCTGATGAGCTGCCTTTCTTCCTAATTCACCAGACCATCAATTTTATGCGCGAGGAAGATACCAATAAACTGCTGCGCACGATCAATAAGGTGGTCGAGATTACTGGCCAGATGCCGGTCTATATCACTGTCGATACGGTCAGCCGTGTGCTCCCGGGTGCCGACGAGAACCTACAGAAGGACATGACGCTGTTTATCGGCGCTTGCGATGAGGTGAAGGAAACCTTTGGCGCGACCGTCTGCGGGGTGCATCACACCAGCCGACAGGGTAACCTGCGCGGGTCTACCGTGTTTGACGGTGCTGCAGACTTCTTGCTGTCCGTAGATCGTCCGGAAGGCAGCGGAATTGGCCAGCTCCATGCCAAGAAGATCAAGGCGGCTGAGGATGGTTGGACGCAGAACTTCAAGCTGCGCAAGGTCGATCTGGGCGACATTGCTGGCAACACCAGTTTGTATGCAGAGCCTACTAATGAGCAGATCAAGGATGAAAATGAGCCATCATGGCCCAGTCGCACGGTCTGTCAGGAAATCCTGAATGCCATCAAGCAAGCGTGGATCTCCGGTAAGCCTTGGTCGAACCATTATCATGCCCGCAAGGATGGGCGCTTCGCCATGATGCATATGAAGCAGCGGTGGGATATTTCCGAGAAAATTGGTGCCGAAATGATTGAAGCATGGCTCACCAATGGGATTGTTGAGATAGCTACCTTTGACCAAAAGACCAAAATCCGGGGCCTTAAGGTGCTCCAAGACCTCTATGAAGGTGGGTCTATGCCGCAAGGCACATGGCAGCAAAAAGATGATTGACAGCTAGGGCAGTCGCCCCTAGTCTGAGCTTATTGAAGCAAGGAGGGGTTCATGACTGACATCATTTTACAAATTATAATGGTCGGCGGCGCTGGGATTGCTGGTTATGGTATTCGTGCCCTTCAGCATCCTGTTCAGAAGCGCGGCAAGAATGGCCGCTTCACTAAATAGTACCTATTCAATCGAAGGAAATTCTATGTTTAAGTATCTTATCGCCGCTGCGGTGGCATTGACTCCGACTGCTGCTTTCGCCCGCGATGTCGCGGTAGATGATGGCAACGAATTGCTCGATATATGCAGCAAGGATGATTACTTTCATCAGGGCTATTGCCTTGGGTATATCCGGGCCCTGTCATCTGGCGTAGATTTGGTTCTTTACACCAGCAAGCAGCAGATTTGCTATGGTTCCAACATTACCATTGGCCAAATCCGCGATGTTGTGATTGCCTACATTCGCCGCAATCCTGCCAAGCGCAATGAAAATGCGATGGTTCTGGTTTCTGGGGCATCTGCCGAGGCATGGCCATGTAAGTAATAAACGCAAGCAAGGAGCAAACCAATGCGTAAATATCTGATCGGATTTCTGTGCGGTGTCTTATTTGGCGCTGCTGTCCCCGCTGCCGCAGCTGCTGCGCTGGTAGGGCGGGGCTATCTCTACGGCTGGGATGTTACTAAAGATGGCACGACCATCTGCTACGCGCCGTATGTCTGGACCTCGACCAAGGAGATCGAGTGTGACTGAGCAGGTCACGCTGTACCAGCTGCGCGATGGTACAGTTATTCTTGGTGTAGCCAGAAATGCTCGGATGCGGTGGAAGCTGCACCTGACACCTGAGAATGCATCGCACTTAGCGCATCGCTTGATGTCCTTTGCTGCATCGCAGCACACCATGACCGAAGTGGTCCTTGAGGGAAGCGACCAATGACTGACATCGAGAAGAAAGCACTGGCACTGCTAAATGAGGTGCGGGACGAGCGTGGCTTTAGGCTTAACGTCGAAATGCAGCGCGAGGATATGGCCCAAGAAGCCCTCTGCCGCGCCATCGAACAGCACGAAGCTTTCCGGCAGGAAGTGAGCGATGGGTTAGTGGAACTCGGGAAAGCAGTTACGTCACTACAAATCGCAGAGGCAACGCAGAAGCTGTTTGACCGCTTCATCATCCCCAAGACCGACCCGCTGGTGGAGGTGTTGCAAGAGATCAGCGGCGAGGGTGGTTACGATAACTTCGACCACTACGCATACCGTTTGCGCTCCGCTCTTGAAGCGCGTGGCCTTGAGGTTCGCAAGATCGGGGAGAAGGCCGGTGACTAAGCGCAAGCCATACC